TAAAGACAGTAGAACAATCAAATGACAAGGGAACTTGGTATGGTTGGACTATTTCTAAGGTTGGTCCTGTACAAGATAAAAATCTGTACGCGGCTGCAAAAAGTTTTGCGGAGTCATGTAAAAGTGGTGATGTAAAAACCAAGCACAGTGAAGGTGAATCTAAGTCGGAAGACGAAGTACCATTTTAATTGTGAACAGGTGCCGAGCTAATCCCCCCGGCTCGGCACCATTTAGGGAGGATATCATATGGCAGCAGACAGAACAAGTTATCAAAGACAATATTATTGCAAGAAAATTATTTGGAGTCAAAAAAAGACTATAAAAAATTTACGTGAAGATAATAAAAAATTTATGGAAAGCCCGGAAGGCATTGCATACAAAAAAAGAAAACAAAAAGAATACGGTGTGAAGTATCGAGAGAAGAACAGAGATAAGTTAAACAAATATCACAAGGAATATTATAAATTATATGGACAAATTTAAGCAGATATTTGAAGGCAACAACAGCGCTTATGGTCAATTAGTTTTAACTGGTGAAACTACCGAGAAGGGTAAAGCTATTGGCAAAGCATTTATTAAACGTGAACCAATACCAGATCAGTTATGGCAAGACCATTTAGATGGTAAGGACCCAGCACTTGGTGTTATACCTATTAACGAAAATAACAGTTGTCGTTGGGGTTGTATCGACGTTGATGAATATAACTTAGATCACAAAAAATTAGCGGCCTCTATTAAGTCCCATAAATTCCCACTGGTAATGTTTAGGTCAAAATCTGGTGGTGCACATTTGTTTTTGTTTACGACAGACTTTATTATGGCATCGTTGATGCAAGCAAAACTAAAGATGATGTCAGAAGCATTAGGCTTTGGTGGTAGTGAGATATTTCCAAAACAAACTGAGATACTAGTAGAACGTGGTGACACTGGTAACTTTTTAAACCTACCTTATCACGGTGGTGCTAGAGGTTTACGTTATGCTTTTGATGATGATTGTAATGCAGCTAGTTTAGAATCATTCTATTCTATCTATGATGCATGGGTACAGACCGAAGAGCAAGTACACGAGATAATAGTTACTAAAAAAGCTGAAGCCAGCAACGAAGCATTTAAAGATGGGCCACCATGTTTAAATAAATTAGCTGATGAAGGTTTTGGTGAAGGCTCACGCAACAATGCACTATTTAATGTAGCGGTATATCACAAGCAAGCTAATCCTGATACATGGGAAGACAAAGTCATGGAGGATAATTCTAAGTGGATGAATCCACCGTTAGGTTTCCAAGAAGTCAAGGCACTCTTAGCATCAATCGGGAAACGCGGCTACGATAAATACAGATGTAAAGACCAGCCTATCTGTGGTGTCTGTAATGCTGCAAAATGTAGAACTAAAAAGTTTGGTGTAGGTTTTGAAGAAGAGCAAATGCCGGAACTAGACACATTAACAAAAATTAATTCTAATCCACCGCAATGGTTTTTAAATGTTGCAGGTAAAAGAATAGAACTAAAGACTGAACAATTACATAACCCTAATTTATTTGCGATAGCAGTATTAGATCAAGCTAATGTTATATCACCAATACCTAAAGCTAAAGACTGGCGCGAGGTATATTTGATACCATTAATGACAAACCTACAAGAAATAGATCCATTAGAATCATTAAATCCAACTAACCAAATAGAAAATTTATTGTACGACTACACTGTGCATAGAGCTAAGGCTAGAACTAAAGATGACATACTTAATAAAACTGCATGGACTGATGAAGGTTTTTCTTATTTTAGAATGGAAGACTTTTATGCATTTGCTAAACGTAATAACTGGGAAATGGATAAAACTAAAACTGGTAATCTTATAAAACAACTTGACAATATTTTTGTTGAGGAAGTTAGAATGACTTTAAAAAACCAAACACCACGTGTTGTTAAAATTAAAGCAATGAAGGACAACGGTTCTAGTGTGAGTAAAGTAACTTATCAGGAGTCACCATTTTAATGAAAACAATTATCTTAGGTCCACCAGGCACAGGTAAAACTACGACACTGTTAAATTTAGTTGATGACTTTATGAAGTCCGGCGTTGATGCAAAACGTATTGGCTATTTTTCTTTTACGCGTAAGGCTGCACATGAAGCAGCTAGTAGAGCAGCAGAAAAATTTAATTTAGATCAGACTCAAGATTTAATTTATTTTAGAACTCTACACTCACTAGCATTTAGATTGCTCGGTGTAAAAAAAGAACGGGTGATGAAGACCGAAGACTACCGAGAGTTTGGTTTGAAAGTTGGCATACCTATTAAGATGTCATTTCATTCTGAGAACGACGGGGTATTTAATTCTGACAATGAATATTTAAGATTAATTAATAAAGCACGCGTCACGGAACGGGATTTGATGGACGTATACGATGATAACAGGCATACTATAGATGTCGAACGCGACACATTATTCTTATTAAATCAAGAACTTAAACGTTTTAAAGAAGAGAAAGGTATGATAGATTATGACGACATGTTGGAAAACTTTATTGAACAAGATGTATCTCCGTCTTTTGACGTATTATTTATTGACGAAGCACAGGACCTCTCACCTTTGCAGTGGCGAATGGTCAGGGCTTTATGGTCGAAAGCAGACAACACCTACATTGCTGGGGACGATGATCAAGCTATATTTAAATGGGCTGGAGCTGATGTTGATTCTTTTATCGCACTTAAGGAAGAAGTAGATAACATTAATACTTTAAACCAATCATATCGTATACCTGGTGGACCAATACATAAATTATCACAAAGTATTATTGAACAAGTAAACAATAGATATGCAAAAGATTATTTACCAAAAAAAGAAATAGGTAAGCTGCATCGCTACGCTGACATTTCACAAGTAGACATGTCACAAGGTCAGTGGTTAGTATTATCACAAGCACATCATTTTCTTGATCCAGTTATGGATTTATGTAAACAACAAGGATGGTATTTTTCTTATCGCAACAAACCATCGGTAAATAAAAATTTATTAGCGGCAATACATTCCTGGGAACAGTTACGTAAAGGCGAATCACTAAACACAATACAAATAAAAAATATATATTCTTATCTTGGCGACAACGTGACGCGCGGCTATCGCACCGCAAAAACTTTAGACGTAGATTTAAAGTATAATCTTGAGACATGTATCGCGGATCACGGATTGCAAACTGATAAACCTTGGCATGATTCATTTGCAGGGTTGAATACTAGCATGGAAATGTATATAAGGAACATGCTGGCGCAGAAAGAAAATATATTTAGAGAGCCACGCATCACACTATCAACTATACATGGAGCAAAAGGCGGGGAGGCTGACAATGTCTTACTATTTCCTGATATTACTAAATCTGCTTTGGATCACAATGATTTTGATGCAGACGAATTGCACCGGCTGTTTTATGTAGCAGTCACCCGTGCAAAAAAAGCATTATATATTTTAGAACCAAAAGATTATGAGAGGGCCTATCTATTATGAAAAATAAATTTGGCATACCTGGGTTTACCAAAGAAGGTTATTTTAAAAAACTGGTAGATGAAGGTATTGTTAACGACACCGTCAAGTTAAGTGATTTGAAAAAATTTGATGCGGTTGATTTTCCGGCACACTATAACCAAGGCGGAATACAATGTATCGATGCTATTGCTAGCATGCAGGGCAAAGGTTTTAAATATTATCTACAAGGCAGTGCGGTCAAATATATTTGGCGGCACGAACACAAAGGCAAACCTATCGAGGACCTAGATAAAGCAATCTGGTTCTTGAATAAACTGAAAGCACAATATGAATAAACCATTACAAATGCCAATGTTTAGTCCACAGACTGAATGGGTACCACCATTAAATTTACCAGACTTAAAAGAATACTCAGAGATTGCGATTGACTTAGAAACCAGAGATCCAAACCTAATGACTATGGGCTCAGGCTCAGTCAGGGGCGATGGTGAGGTGGTTGGTATCGCTATTGCTGTCGAAGGTTGGTCCGGGTATTTTCCGATAGCGCACGAAGCCGGAGGGAACATGGACCGAGGTTTAGTGTTAGATTGGTTCGAAGAAGTTTTACATACCGATGCTACCAAGATATTTCACAACGCGATGTATGATGTTTCCTGGATTAGGTCATTAGGTTTCCAAATCCGTGGTGGTATTATTGACACCATGATTGCAGCAAGTTTAGTAAACGAGAACCGTTGGAGTTTTACCTTAGATTCTATTTCTAAAGAATTTATTGGCATGGGTAAGAACGAAAAGATTTTAGCAGAGGCGGCCAAAGCCTGGGGTGTCAACCCTAAAGCAGAGATGTGGCGATTACCCGCACCGTTGGTGGGTGAGTATGCCGAACGCGATGCTGAGGTGACCTTAAAATTATGGCATGCATTACAACACGAGATTACCCAACAAGATCTGTGGGATGTGTTTAACATGGAGACAAATTTATTTCCGTGTCTAGTGGATATGAAATTTAAAGGCGTACGAGTAGACGCGGAGAAAGCTGCGGCACTAAAGAAACAATTAACTAAGACCGAAAAAGATTTACACCGTGATATAAAAAAACTAATTGGTTTGAGGTAGAGATATGGGCAGCATCATCAATACAAAAAGCATTTGACAATCAAAAGATACCGTACGATCGCACCGACAAAGGCGCACCAAGTTTTACGAAAAACTTTTTAGCTACACACCCGCACGAGTTACCAAAACTAATTAACGAAGCAAGAGAAATTAATAAAGCTAATACAACTTTTATCGAGACGATTTTAAAACACGAACACAATGGTAGAATTCATAGTGACATCAATCAGATTAGATCTGATGATGGGGGTACTGTAACTGGTCGCTTCAGCTACAGTAATCCGAACCTACAGCAAATTCCAGCACGACACAAGGAGCTCGGCCCGATGATTCGATCTTTATTTATACCGGAGCAAGGGTGTAAGTGGGGTTGCTTTGATTACTCGCAACAAGAACCGCGGATCGTGGTTCACTTTTCATCACTCTTAAAACTAGAAGGGTCATCCATGATTGTCGATCAATATAATAATGGTGAAGCAGACTTTCACCAAATGATCGCGGACATGGCAGGCATTGAACGGAAGCAAGCGAAAACAATTAACTTAGGCTTGATGTATGGCATGGGTAAAAATAAACTGATGGCCGAGTTAGGCTTATTAAAAGAAGCGGCGGAAGATTTAATTAAAACCTATCACCGCAAAGCACCGTTTGTTAAAATGTTATCAGAAGCCGTGACTAGACGCGCTGAGGACAGTGGTAAGATTCGTACGATTGGTGGACGCTTATGTCATTTTGATATGTGGGAGCCACATGGGTACGGGATTAAGAAAGCCTTGCCGCATGCTGATGCCTTAAGAGAACACGGACCGGGGATTAAACGTGCGTTTACGTACAAAGCATTAAACAAACTAATCCAAGGTAGCGCTGCAGACATGACCAAGAAAGCAATGTTAGCATTGTACGAGGAAGGTGTCATACCGCATATACAAATACATGATGAACTTGACATCTCAGTAGATTCACCGGAGCAAATAGAAAAAATTATTAACA